TGATTCAAAAGGTATCCTTACTGTAAGACCAAAGATCATTGATCCTGAATATACATACCTCTATTTCAATATCTTTGTAAAATACAATTCTTCACTTACGACACTTTCATCTGGTGGTATCTCATCAATAGTACGTACAGGAATCGATACGTTCAGCGATGATAACCTTGAAAGCTTCGAAGGAGTATTTAGGTATTCACAATTCTTAAATTACATTGTTGAACTTGATCCGGCGATCATCAGTGCCTATGCGCGTGTTTATTGTTCGAAGAAGTTTACCGCAACATCAGCGAATACATCAACATATAAGATTAACTTCAACTTTGAATTAGAAACACCAGCAGATCCTACTGAATCACTTATTAGTTCAACAGGTTATGAAGATGGTGGAACAACATACTATTTCAAAGATGAACCATCAGCAGTTTCAAATATCCGTAACATCTATCGTTATACACTAAATAGCGATAGTGTTGAGATTCTTGACGAACGTAATGTTGGTACAGTCAATACCTCAACAGGTGTTATAGAAATTAAGGATTTCAATATCACCTCTGACACCGAGATTACGATCTTCGCACAACCTGATTCAAATGATGTTGCTCCAAAGAGAAACCAGATCATTGCGATCGATTCAATCACTACATCAATTCGTTCTGACATTGATACAATCGCTACAAAGGGTACAGCAGGAGCAAGTGAATATATTACAACACCACGTGAGGCATAATGCATACATCAATCGCAACTTATAGACCACTCAACCACGAGAGAGATAAGGTAAAACAACTTATCCCGCAGTATCTTCGTGATTCTGCGACGAATCTTATCTCTTTCATGGAAGAGTACTATGTCTATTTGAACCGCGAAGGGTTTGCGTCATATGAATTAAGTCATATCATCGATGAGAATGACATTGATTTTACTTCTGAAAAATACCTAAATGCTATTCAGGGAGAGATCGCAAAGATCGTTCCTAACTCAAGTGTCATCGATAGGAACACGTTGTATAAAAGAATTGTTCATTACTATCGTGTCAAAGGTACACCTGAAAGTGTCCAAGCATTTTTCACATTAATGTTTGATACATTAGTCGATGTTTACTACCCTGGAGATAATCTATTTAAACTTTCATCAGGAACATACGATAATTCGTTATCACAATATACAAAAGATGCTGGATTCTTATCTGGAGCTGACAAGATCCAAGACTCTGAATTTTGGCAAGACTTTAGTTACCAAATCAGTAGTGACATTGAGTCATATCGATGGGTCGACTCGTTTTCACGATTAGTACACCCTGCCGGAATGAAGTTCTTTGCTTTGGTCGTTGTCAGTGTTATCGTGAAAAGCCGATGGGATCGATTTGAATCTTATGCGGCATCATCGAATGATCCTGATGCGTGGTTGGTTAACCTTCGTCCACCACGACTTCGTGGTATTAATGCTTATGAAGGTTCTCACACACCAAAGTATCAACCAGGATGGTTAGGTTCAACAATCGCACAACTTATTGAAGCAGTTTACGAAAACTATTATGCGACTCCTTCTGATCCAAATACTGATCTATCTCGTGTCGCAATCATTCAAGCCATCTTTAGATTAACCTCTTCACGATGGTCTAACCAAATCAATAGTGACTACTATACTACTCGTGGATTCTGGGATGATCCAGAACCATTGAGTGAATTAAATGTTTTCGAAACACCTTTATCAAATCTCATTAATAACTACGGACAAGAATATACTGGAGGAAGGTTACCGAGTGCTGAAGCACCTCAACCGGCAGTTGAAATTGATACATTCAATTCTCCATAATATACCTAAAAAAATATTATAAATAACTTTAATTAAGATAATAGAACAATGGCAGCAATTATTACAGATGATTTTCGAAGAAATCAGGCAAGGCTTTTAGTAAATGACATTAAAGCATCGGCCTCGACTTCATTTTCTAACGATGAAACGGCATGGCCGTATCGTGGAAATAATAGATACTCAATTGGACTTGGAAAAACAGATTCATGGCCGGATAACGCTGGTGCTATCGATGAAGACAATAGTTCATTTGTAGTTCCCGCTCCAGTGGGTAGCATTCAAGAAGTCCATGATGTAGCTAATAATCTGTTCACACTTAAAGATGTTGGAGCTGCTGGTGTCGAACAACTTATCGCAAAGAATCCATGGACCTCAGGACGTAAATACAAAGTTTATGATCAAACTGATAATGATATGTTCTATGCAAGTGGTGATGTTTATCCTTGTGTTGTAACTTATTCAAATAACGTTTATCTATGTCTTTCTAACACAGCTGTCAGTGGAGGATTTTCATCAGTTAGCGGTTCAACAACAGCACCAAGTACAACTAACTATGGTGTTAGTACACCAGATGCTCAAGGTTATGTTTGGGCACACGTTGCGACAATTGATGCAAATGATCCTTTAGCAACAAATCAATTTGTTCCTATTAACCAAAGCCCCACCGTAACTGATGGTGAAAAGGAAGATACCGGTGGACTTTTAACACATATTGGTGTAGTTAATGGTGGAAGCGGTTATAGTTCATCACCAACGGCCACAATTGAATTAGTAGCTCATGACGGAACAGAAATTTCAAATAGTGCAATTACAGTGACACCTATTGTTTCTGGTGGTGTTATTACAAGAATTGATATTCGGGATACAAGCACAAATCCAACCGATGCTGGTTCATATGAATATTGGGCCAATGAAGCAGCTGGATTTACAAGTGCTACGGTCACAAGCCGAATCAGAAATGCGACTGTGACAATTACTGATTCTACAGGTTCTGGAGCTGTAGCTTACGCTTCAATCGCACCGGTTTCTGGATTTGCCGCAAATGCAATTGACATTCTTCCAACATGGTTTGTAGGGATCAATGTTGACTTTGAAGGTCTTGATACTGATGACGATGCACCGGCATTGACATTCAGGCAGGTATCTCTTCTTAAGAATTTTGAAAGAAATGATGATGGTGATTCTGACGCTGGAATCCTTGATGCTCTTAAGTATGTGACACTGACAAGCCCAGATACAGCAGCAATTGCAGCACTGTCAACAGGAGATGTTCTTTATTGTAATGACAGTAATGCAAAATTCTATTTTGACTATTACGATAGTTCTACAGGTAATCTTTACTATCACCAAAATTCAAATGATGCTGTCAATATGATTGATCCTATCACAGATGATGAAATTGGTACTACTAGTGGTGGTACACAAATTACTGACGGAACCACTATCACATCTGTACATGTCGGTGAGTATCGAAATTTCAATTCTCCTCCAGGAGATAAGAGAAACGGTGAAGTCATCTTCCACGAAAATCGCAAACCGTTCTCACGTAGTTCATCTCAGACTGAAGAGGTAAAACTCATCATTCAACTCTAATAAATAAGATTTATGGCAATAACCACATATTCTGACGCTCCGTATTTTGATGATTTTGATCAGGACAACAAGTATCTTCGGATCTTGTTTCGTCCAGGTAGAAGTGTTCAAGTAAGAGAGCTTAATCAGCTTCAATCAAATGTTCAAGATCAAATCGATAAGTTTGGTCGCCATGTTTTCAAAGATGGTGATCGTGTCTTAGATGGATATACGACTTATGATTCGAGTATCAGAAGTATTGGTGTAACATGGATCAATAGTTCAACATCTCTTACGGCCGCAGAACTTACGGCTCTGAATGGAGTAGAGATTTATAGTGGAACAGCGTGGAGAGCAAAAATCCTTGGAGCTGTTAAAGTGACTGACGGAACTACCGGTTATCGTTTGTATATTAAGCTTATCGGTCAAGATGCATCATTTACAGATGGTGATGATATTAACTTAGGTGCTGATGAAGATAATATTTCTCTTGGTGGAACATCATATTCTGCATCAGCACAAATTGGTGATTATGTAGAAGCCGTCGAAACACTTAGTTACCACGGTGGTGTTTTCCAAGATGCTGGTGTGTTTTTCGTTAAAGGTCACTTTGTTCATACAGATGCAACATCAGCATTTTACGAAAAAACTGATTCAACAACTAAGTTGACCGGTGATGCAGTATTTGATATTGTTGAGTCTGTTGTTACAAGCGGTACTGATTCTTCACTTAACGATAATGCAAATGGTGAGCCGAACGTAAATGCTCCTGGTGCTGACCGATATAAGATTTCTCTTAACTTAAGCTTTGTTCCTTCTGATGATGAAAATGTTGTACAAGATCAACAGCGGATTAAGCTTCTTAGTATTAAAGAAGATAAGATCGTAAATCCTGCTCGTACTCAGTATAGCGAACTTGGTAAGACACTCGCTGAAAGAACTGAAGAAGAAAGTGGTTCATATGTTCTTAATCCTTTCAAGTATGACGTTCGTGAATATTTAAATGATGAAGCTGGTAACCGTGGACGATATACAGATGATGAGATCTACAATTCTGGTGGAGATCCTCTTCTTCCAGGTGTAACTGATACTACGACAGCTGCTTCTGAAGGTGCCAAGCGTTATGTCATCGGTGTTGAGCCTGGGGTTGCTTATGTTCAAGGATATCGTGTTGAGCTTGAGACTAAACAAGATGTAGTCGCTGATAAAGGGAGAGAATCTTCAGATACCGCTACTAAGAGTGATTATAAATTCTCTGCCGATCGTGGTCAATATATCGAAGGATCATTTACTCATCAGGGCGGTTCATCATTGAATGGAACTGATATTAATGCTTTCTTATTTGAACCAGACACAGAATATAAATTCTTTACTGCAAATGATAGTTCTACCTTAGTTGGTACATGTAGGATTCATGCTATTGAAAATACTGGAATTCAAACTGTTGGTGGCGGAGAAACACCGACAGCTGCTCAAGCAACAAAGAGACTTTATATTTACGATGTTAAATTAGAGGCTGATTATACATTAAGTCAAGCCAAGGTCCTTATGCTAAATCCTGGTGAAGATTCTCCAACAGACGAATCAGCATTTTCAAATTCTAGTGGATTTGAGCTTAAAGAAATCGGTGATAATGCATCACGTATGGTTTATCCATTAGGAGGATTAGATGTTGAAGAAATCAATGTTACCGGTTCTTCAGTTATTGTTCAAAAGAGATATGTTGATTCTACTTCAACTACTCAAGGTATTGCGGTAATTACTGCAGCTTCTGGTGATTCTTTCTTAAGTACTGATCCTGACGATTATGTGATTATGCAAGCTAACGCAGGAACAGATTCGACAGACGGTGAAACATTTGTAACTAAAGTTTCCATCGTTGGTCAACAGGCTACACTCACCCTAAAGCGTGCTTATGGATCTGGAACTGTTGCAGCAGCAAACTCTGCAAATGTAAGGGTTCTCGCACCTGTTTCAACACCACTTGTTGTTAGAACGAAAACCAAAACTGGTCCAACAATTGCTTATTCTGGTTCAACATCATTAAATCCTGGTGATATTCTTACTCTCAATAAAGTCGATGTGTATGCTTTAAATGCAGCAACTCATAACGGTAATTCATTATCAATTTCTGATTTTGAGTTGATTACTGGTCAGACAGATACACATTACGGATATTCACAAGTTGTCTATAAGGGAACTGAAAGTTTGAAGTCTGCAACGGTTCAAATTTCAGCTTACTATTACGCCCATGGTGCTGGTAATGTATTTGCGGCTAATTCTTATACCGACGATCCAGAAGATATTCCGACATATGAAGAACTTAGACTTTCAAACTGCTTAGACTTTAGACCATCAATTTTAGATTCATCTGAAGGATATGGTATTAAGCCAAATAGCGTTGTCAGTCTTGATTTTGATTACTATAAGCCTCGTAAAGATATTGTTGTACTCAATCAACTTGGTGATGTACAATTCATTCAAGGTACACCATCTGATAGTCCCGTTTATCCACAGACACCATCAGATTCATTATTGCTTTACAAGATTGAAAAGCCAGGTTATCTTTACACGCTAAATGATCTTAAGATCGAGCGTATCGATAATCGCCGTTACACAATGCGTGATATCGGTGATCTTGAAAACCGTATCTCAAAGCTTGAGTATTACGCTTCACTTTCTCAACTCGAATCTGAAGCTGCTGAAACCCAGTTACTTGACAGCACTGGAAACACAAGATTCAAAGGTGGTATCCTTACAGATTCATTCAGAGGACATGGCGTTGGTGATGTAAGAAGTTCTGGATATCGTACTGCGATTGATAGAGGAAACTTTACTGCAAGACCAATGTATCTTTCAGATACTGCTCGTTGGAAATATGTGAGCGGTATGGGTGCTGGAGGAGCTGTTACAACTTGGAATGGTGATAGTATCGACTCAACAACATCATATTCAGGTAAGCGTGGGAATGCTGTTACCTTGGATTTCATTGAAAGAGTATTAGTTGACCAACCATTTGCTTCTGGTCATATTAGTGTTAATCCTTATGATGTTGCAACATGGAGCGGTAACTTAGAGATCTCTCCTTCAAGCGATGAATGGAAAGATATCAATCATGTTCCTGATATTATCAACAATGTTGAAGGTGACAATACTGCCTTATTAGAGCAGATTGCAAATGATGCTAACATCCTTGGTACAGAATGGAATGAGTGGGAAAGCCAGTGGTTACCAACAGGTCGTAGAGGAAGACTTTCCGATCAGTTTAGCGAAACTACATGGACTTCAAGAACTCGTGGTATTGCACGTACTTTCCAAAGACAACTTCGTGAAGGTATTCAAACATCACTGGTTGAAAATATCGAAAGAGAAGTTATCAACGATCAACTATTGAATGTTACATTTGTTCCATTCATCCGTTCACGTAAGATCTACTTCAAGGGTAGCATGCTTAAGCCTAATACGACATTCTACCTCTACTTTGATGATGTAAATATTACAAGTTATGCCCTTGATGGTGTATCATTCGTTCAGTACGGTTCAAGTAGCGATGTTGAGCGCTTTGAAGGTTTAACAAGTGGGTTCGATTCTCCTGATGCTGATGGAGGTATTGTGACAGACAGTGCTGGTGAAGTTGAAGGATGGTTTGTAATTCCTAACAACGACACACTTCGTTTCCGTACAGGTTCACGCCAGATCAGACTTACAGATAATTCATCGAATAACAGAGTCCTTGAATTATCATCCGCTGAGACGACATACCACGCGAAAGGATTACTTGAGAATCGTCAACAGACAATCCTTGCTACACGTCAATTATCAATTGAAAGAACACGAGTTCAAGAGAGTCGTAATGTTCAGCTTGATGAAAGAGTTGTTCGCAGAGATCCTGTCGCACAAACCTTCATGATTGGTAATGAGCCTACCGGTATTTTCCTTTCATCAGTTGATATTTACTTCCAAAAGAAAGATCCAAACCTTCCGGTTGAATTGAGTATTGTTGCTGTTGAGAACGGTATTCCTACACAAAAGACACTTCCATTCTCAAGGGTAACTAAACTCCCTGCCGATGTCAATGTAGATCCAACAGATGGTAGTGACGAAACTAAGTTCATGTTCGACACACCAGTTTACTTACAACCTGGTGTTGAGTACGCGATTGTTCTTGTATCAAATAGCGCAAGGTATCGTGTATGGCATGCTGAAGTTGGTGGTACAGATGTTGGTACGAATAGTGAGAAGATCAATAAGAATGTTAACCTCGGTGTTCTTCTCAAGAGTCAGAATGCTTCAACATGGACACCTGACCAAAATAAAGATCTTAAGTTTACACTTAACAGAGCTGACTTTAAAACGACATCACAAACTGCGGTATTCACCGGTCTTTGCCCATCCCGTGGCGATGTTACATATATTAATGTTACCGACGGTGGTTCAGGATATCTCACAGGAGCATCTGTTAGCGTAACAGGAACTGCAACAGCTAAAGCCTATGTTGGACGTGGTGGAGTGATTGATTATATCGAAGTTGTTTCTGGCGGATCAGGTTATAGTGCCGCACCTACAGTGACAATCGCAGCTGCTGAAGAGATTAATATTCCTACTTCTGGAGTTTCTGGAAATAATATCACAATTCCAAGTAACCTTATTGAAGTTCAGAATGGTCAAAAATTCACATACAATGCTAATGGCGGAACAGCTATTACTGGTTTGACAGATGCTACAGATTACTTTGCAATCACTATTGATTCAGATGGTAAAGAAGTCGATTATAGTAGGACGTTTAATTTGAGTACTACGTCTGGAGGAAGTGTTATTACACTTAGCGGAACAGGTAATGCAGCTCAAGGTTTAACACCTCACACTGATACGGCAGCATCTGCAACGGCTGAAATTAATACATGGAAAGCTTCATCATATCTTCCAATTATTCAAGACTTGCTTCTTCCTGAGTCAAGTGTTAATTACACGATGAATACCAGTGAAACAAGTTCATATAGCGTTTATCCTGGTGAAGTTCTTTATACTAATGAGCGTGTCACACACGACTCTAGTAGTTCATCAAGTGGTACAGGTGCTGATATGCTTAAACTACAAGCTGCATTATCAACCACAAACTCTAAGATCTCACCAGTTATCGATCTTGATCGTATCTCATTGGTGACATTCGATAATATCGTGAACAACTCAAGTGAGTTTGAAACATCACGTAACGATGGTCAATGTGCCGCAAGGTATATCACGAAGAGCATTAAGTTGTCATCACCAGCTGATCAAATCAATGTTTACTTTGATGCTGTAAGGCCAGATGATTCAACTGATGTTGAAGTTTATGCTAAATATAAGTATCTCAATTCAACTGATTCGTTTGATTCACTTTCTTGGACTAAGATTGATTCTAAGAATGGTACTAAGGTTCCAGTGAGTACAAACTTTAAGTTCGGTGAAATGAGATTCGAAGGTACAACTGGTGATCAAGAGTTTGATCAAGTTGCAGTGAAGATTCTCTTTAAATCATCGAATAGAGTCTACGTGCCTGAGATTAAGAACTTAAGAGTCATCGCATCATTATAATGAAAAAATTTATTAGAGATAATAAAGGAATATTAATTAATAACGACAGTAACGCATACGCCGCCAGAAGGGCGGCTAAGATGCGGGCAAGAAAAGAAAAAACACAAGAAGAAGAAATCGAATCACTAAAAGCTCAGATTGCTGAACTAAAGTCGATGATTACCTCATTAAATACCTGATATAAATAGTACTATGGACTACACGGATTTCGAAGATTTTAATTCACCGGCTGGCGGTGTTGAATTGAGTGATACTCTTGCTGACTGGCGTCAGAAGACGAATGGAATCATCATGAAGATCGATTCTTTAGAAACCGGTATTAATGCAGCTTCTAATATCGATGATAATGCTATTGTTCTTGAGAAGATTGAACAAGTTGCAAATCTAAAAGTCTTAGGAAATACTTCTGGTTCTACTGCTAATGTAAGTGAGGTTTCTGTCTTAGATGAAGACACACTTTCAAGTGATAGTGCGACTGCATTGGCAACACAACAAAGTATTAAAGCTTATGTTGATGGTTTGTTTGATGAGTATTCTTTAAAGGTTCCTACAAGTAATGCGACTGGTACATTTAGTACATCTGGAGGTAGTGGAAGCTATGATGAAATTGACTTATCAAACGCTATCGGATCGACTAAAGCACTTGTAGTTCTTGCAGTTTATGATGTTTCTGGTAGTGCTTATAATCTTTATTTGAGAACACCAGATACGGCAGTCGATTTTGGAGAATACAATAGTGACAGTAATGCTGGTGGTGGTTCTGCTGCTTTAGTTGTTGGATCAGGTGATAGAGGCGGTCATGCAGTTTTAATGACTAATTCAAGCGGAAAGATTGAAGCGCACACAACAAATGCTAGGTCAGGAATAGAATACGAAATTTTATCATATCAAAAAGTTAGATAATGGCAACTTACTCAAACATCTTTATTGATCAAGGATCAAACTTCAATACGTCAATCGATCTTTCAGATTCGACTGACCTTGATTTGACGAACTATACTGCGGCAGGTACAGTCGCAAAGTCGTATGATGGTACAACCAAAGCAACATTTTCAGCAGCTGTTGATAGTGAGAACTCAACTGTGACGTTATCATTGACAGCAGCACAGACAGCGGGTTTGAAACCCGGACGTTACGTCTATGACGTTATTATCGTATCGCCCGATAGTCCTGCCGATGTTACAAGGATTCTAGAAGGGCAAATCGATGTCACACCTGGAGTCACGTTCGACTCTTCTGCCCCTGAATCATAAGTATGTCAATTAAAGCCAAGGTAATCACACAGAATACGATCAACGCTCAGATTAATCCTGATAAAAAGATCGTACCTAAGTCGGTCACATCCGGCGGAGGAGGTGCTGCATTGACTGATGGTGATGGCATTTCAGATTTCACATACAACGGAGCTACACCAAAGACGATCTCCGTTGATGATACAGTCCTTCGTACAACTGATGACACAATCGTAAAGACTACAGGTGATCAGACAGTTGGAGGGGTAAAAACTTTCACCGATACTGGACTTAATCAACTCAATGATGTCACAATCACGACACCAGGAGATGATGATTTAATCAAATATGATGGTACTACATCAAAGTTTATTAATACAAATATTATGGATGGTGGAAACTTCTAAACATATAAATAGATAAAAGTTAACTTACAGTAGAAATATTTCATGGCTAATCAAATTAGAATTAAAAGGAGATCATCGTCAGGATCTGCCGGAGCTCCTAGTTCACTGAAAAATGGTGAATTAGCATTTAACGAAGCAGATTATAACTTGTATTATGGTTACGGTGATGACGGTAGTGGTAATGCAACATCTATTCCGGCAATCAGTTTTGGTACTCTTGCTGCAGGAGATTTAATTGATATCAGCAAAGTAGCTGGCGTCAGTACAATTGATGTTGATCTATCAGAGTTGGTAGACATGACTGCAGCTGTTGATCGCACTGCTGATGAATTAGTCCTTTTAGACAATGGAACACAGAGAAGAAAGCTTACTAGTGAAATTGGTTTAAGTGTTTTTGATACTGATTTAACACTGGCTGATTTTACAGATGATATTACAACAGCTTATGATATTTCTGCGTCATCAGTTACTGGTGGTGCTGGATTAGTACTTACAGGAACTGGTGGTACTAATTCTGGAACAGATACAGTTAACTTTAAAGGAGCTAACGGTGTAACTGTTTCACAGACAGATGTTAATAATATTACAATCACTGGTACAACATATACTGCAGGAACTAATGGTGGTTTAGCTTTAGCTGGTACTGCATTTAGTATTGATGTTAGTAACCTTCCTGATCTCACTACTGCAGCTGCTACTACTGATGAGATTATCCTTGATGATGCTGGTACTGCTAAGAGAAAAGCACTCGGTGAGATTACTCTTGGATTGTTTGACGATGACATCACAACAACTTATGATCTTGCTGCAACATCAGTTACTGGTGGTTCACGATTAGATGTTACTGGAACAGGTGCTGATGCAACAACAACTTCAGTTTCAATTATCGGTGGAACTAATGTTACTGTTACGCATGACAGTGCAACACAGATGACAATTAGTAGTACCAATACTACATATTCTGCGGGTGCACTCCTTGATCTTAACGGAACAACATTTGATGTTGATTTGTCAGAATTGACTGACTTGACAACCGCGATGGCTGGTACTGATGAGTTTGTAATCTTAGATGCATCTGTACAGAAAAGAAAAGCTGCAAATGAAATTCCTATTAATATCTTTAATACTGCTGTTGCAACATCGATTACAGATGTTGGTACTCTTGTAGATCTTGATGTTTCAGGTGATTCTACCTTTGGTGGTGATGTTACACTTCCTACCGGTGATGTGATTATCACGTCAGGTGTCCTTCAAGGACCTTCTACGTTCTACATTGATCCCGCACCATTTGATTCTCCACAAGCTAACAATTCTCCTGCTGCTACAGGAACAGTGGTTATCCGAGGAGACTTGCAGGTTGATGGTACGACGACAACTGTTAATTCAACTGTTGTTGAAATCACCGATAAAACTTTCAATATTGCAAGTGACGCGAGTGGAAGTGAAATCATTGGTGCTGGTATCGTTATTGGTAATGGCGCGTCCGATAAAACAATGCTGATTGGAGGTGGCGGTGACTTTACATTCAACGATGGTATCGTTGCTGTTGGTGCTTCATTTACCGCAGATGTTGATTTGAATAACAATGATCTCCTTAATGCGGTCATCGACGGTGGAACATTCTAAAAAACTTAATACAAATATCGTATAAATAGATATCGTAGGGTCTAACCGCCCTACGATATTTTAATATGTACTACGGGCTCTATAGCTCTTCTTTACCGATTCTATAATCATGGCAAACACACTTATTCTCAAGAAGTCAGGCGTATTAGGAAAGTCGCCTATTACTTCAGATCTTCAACTTGGTGAAATCGCGATTAACTATAAAGATGGTTATCTATTCTATCGTGATAATGAAACGTCACCTGCAGTTCATAAAATCAATGCTGGTGATGCTGACACAGTTGACGGTTTTCACCACGACCAAAGTCTTCTTACAACTGCATCACCGACATTTGATAAAATTCGACTTTCAAGTACCACAGATGCATCTTTAAGTAGTACCGATCACGCGTTTCAGGTTGGTGCTTCAAATACTGATAATCTTATCATCGATAATAATGAGATTATAGCTCGTAGTAATGGTGCGGCCGGCACATTGTATTTTCAGAATGATGGTGGTGATGTTAGGATTGGTGCAAATGGAGGTACGGCTAGACTCTATGTTCAAGACGGAACAGCAGGTGCACCATCGATCACATTTAACAATGATACCAATACTGGAATTTTTAGAGATGCTGCTGATGTATTGAGGATTACGACTGGTGGTTCATGGAGAGGGCTTTTTAATAGTAGTGGTATTACATCATCATTAAATGTTTATACCGCAACAAGCGGTGAGTTTAGAAACTATTCTGGAACATGGAAAGCAACTACTGGAACAACTGGTAATGGTTTCCAGTTTATTAATACCGTTGACGGTACAGCAGTAACTATTAGTTCGACTGGTCGTATTAATGCATCTGAGCATATTCTGGCGGCTAGTAACGTCTATGCTAACGGTGCAGACGGATTCGTATTTGGAACATCAACTGCTGAAGGGGAGAAAGTTTATAGAAGCGGTAATGACATCAGACTACATGCAGGTGGTTCTGATGTTCTAACTGTTGATGGTGATAATAGTAGAGTCGGTATCGGAACAACAAGCCCAACTAAAAATTTACATGTTAATGGAAGTTATAAACTTGGAACAAACGCTTATATTCAATATGACGCTTCTTATCCATATACAATAACAACAGCTAATACGGCTGCTGTTGGAAACCTCCTCTTTAGTGCAGGGTATGGTAGTTCAGCATATGAATCAAAAATAGAGCTTCAAGGTACTAACGTAGCAACAGATTCTGCAATCACGTTATCAACAGCTAGTAGCGCGAAGCTTACTGTATTAAATAACGGTAATGTTGGTATTGGAACAACATCACCTTCTCAGAAGTTACATGTTGGAAGTGGGCATTTACAATTGGACGACACTTATAAAATCCAATGGGGAGGCACTAACGCACGTATTGATGGTAGTAATGCTAGTGACTATCTTAGATTTTGGACTAGTGATACTGAAAGAATGCGTATTGATTCTGCAGGTAATGTTGGTATTAATGATACCACTCCTTCTTATAGACTAGATGTTAATGGAACATTAAGAGCTACAAGCGCCGCCTATTTTAATAATGATGTATCAATTACTAATAACCTCACATTGACTGGTGCAAATAAACCAACGTTCACTACTCCTGATGATACAGTCTATACCCCAGATAATAATTGGGTCACAGCAACTCCTTTCAATGCTGCATGGCATGACTTAATAGCTTTTGACAGAAACTATACAACTACTCAAGAGATTTCCACGGATGGAACAAACTTCTCTTCTGACACTTTAGAGCTTGGGTTATTCGCTCAACAAGATAAAACTAAGTATGAAGTTATAGGTAATGGAGAAAGAGCTGTTAGGTGGACATGGACGGGAGTAGCTTATAATACTGGGGAATATTTTCATATAGCCGCAGGATATTCTTCTCCTGCACCGACTTGTACGGTAAAAATTGAAACAAGTGCTGATGGTTCTACATGGACAGAGATACACTCAAGCTCAGGAATCACCTTTAGTGCAACAAATAGGTTTTATTATGTAAACCCTGCTGTTGGTAATGGTGGTAACAACTATGTAAGGCTAACAATTGACAAAGGGAATACTGATACTAAGACGGTCAATCTTACTAGTATTAAAATGCTATCCCAAAGGCTAGGGGACCAAGGGAAAGGCAGAGAAGATGAATTGCCTTTCTACTATGACAAGAACCAAAATATTGGTATTGGAACAGCGAGTCCAAACGCAAATCTACACGTTTATAACACAGGAAATGGTGAGATTGAAGTTGAGAGAGCGTCTGGAGCATTAATTAATATACAAGCTCAATCAGCTAAAGGTGTAATTGGTACTGATACAAATCACACTCTTAGCTTGAAAACCAATGCAAGCGAGAGATTAGTAATACTAAATACTGGCAACGTTGGTGTAGGGGTAACAAGTCCAGCATCAAAACTACATGTTTATCAAAATGGAACAGAAACATCTACAACGGCAGGCATAACAATTGAACAGGATGGAACTGGTGATGCTCAACTTCAGTTTCTTCTCACTGGTTTAAGCAGGCGTGTTATTGGTATAGATAATTCTGATAGTGATAAATTTAAAATAGGTAGAGGATCAGATTGGAGTACAGGCACAGATATAACTATCGATTCTTCCGGTAACGTTGGTATCGGAACAACAAGTCCATCTGGTAACGCATCTAAAACTACATTACACATTAATAGTGACACTAATGGGGCTGCTATAAGATTAAGTCAATCAAGCAATAGCTCTTTAATTAGGTATGATAATACCGATGGCTTGCAGATTGGCACAATAGCTAGTAAAAATTTATCTTTTGAGACTGGTGACACTACAGCTATCACTATTGATACGAGTCAAAACGTTGGTATTGGAACAGCATCACCAGAAGCGAATTTACATATTCTAAAGAACTCAACTAATGGACAAGCTTACGAAAGGCTAATCATTGATGGAGACACGCAAAATACAACTGCATCAGGAAGTAGTCAAGCTATAACTTTCAAAGGGGCTGGGGATGCGTATGCTGGAGCTATTGGTAGCTATGGTAACGGGACCGTAGGTGGGATAGGTATATGGGGAGGATCAACAAATAGTGGAAGCCCAGAGCTTTTTGTAAAAGACAGCAACGTTGGTATTGGAACAACAAGTCCATCTTACAAGCTACACGTATCAGGAAATTCGTATATTGATGCAACTGGTAATGATGCTGCTCTTACAGTTGGTAGATACAATGGGCAACCTAATATT